CATAAATGTCTGTTTAATGACATTTTCTTCCTCGTCACTTATAGCAGCAGATTTAATAATAGCTGCAAGGGCAGGGGAGTGAGCAGGATTTTTTACAGTTGATAATTTAGTAATCTCCAAATCTGTGGCAGTTTGGGGATTAATTTTTCCATCGGTTCTCATGCTGTGACCTCCTCGTCATCTTCAAGTACGCCGGAACCTTCTATAGAAAATCCCTTATACTCTCCTGAAACAAATTTTGCGAGGGTATCTGCATCAGGCTTAACACCGACCATCCACCCACTAATATTTGAAGTAATCCCCATTGATTTAGCTATCTCACTTGAAAGTGGAAAACTATGAACAACAACACCGATATCAACTGGGGTGTGTGAATCATTACTAATCCTGGAGGTTTCCATGAAAACAGATGTTGATTTAACCATCAGATCACTTGGAATGTGTTGATTGTCTAGATCGTAATAGGGCTCATTATTTATATCAGTCACCATGCCCCAACCAAAAACGATACCCAAAGACTGATCGACTTCCGTGACTGTAACTTCTGCTTTGAATATCCCCTTTTTAGTCTTCATAGACTCCTCCTTCTATTTTATATTTATATAACACTTATTTATGTAGCCTTAGTAAATTCAGCTTCACTACCTAAGCTATCAATCTCTCCATGAAGATCAAAAAATGTAACAGACATATCACCAGATTCTGAGTCAGTTCTTGCTATTTGAATTTGTATTGTGTCACTAATCCCACAATCAATCTCAATATCATCAAAGGCACTTATTTGATTATAAGTACCAGAATATAATGCTGTAAAATCAAATATATCATCACCACCAGCACCTACTTCACAGGTTATCTCAGTCCAGTTAGTTACTTTCTCATATCCATTACGTTGTACTCGGTATCTTGCAGTTACTATAAATGCAGGGGTTGTCCCTACCCCAGCTATATAACCATAATCTATATGATATGTAGCTGCTGGAGTTAATGTTAAATTAGTTACAGCACCTGTTACATAATCAACTTCATAGTCAGTATCTTCAACATATGTAGTAGTATCAGTTGCATCCTGAACAACTACTGTTCCATTAGCAGGAATAAAATCTAGATCAACAGATAACCCAACCACAGGAGCAGTCCAATCTTCATCTACAACTAAAGTTTCATTAGTCATTACCTGAAACCAATGCAGATGAGGTTTAAATGTTAAGCTGTCTCCAACTTTAAACTCATGATTTATCTCCTGATTACCACCAACACGATCTGCAGATGTTGAAATAGATCCACCAGAAGCAAACACAATAATATTATCATCATAGTCATAAGTTACTTTTCCAGCCTCAGACTCAAGTTTAGAACCAAACAAGTTCATGATCATATCTCGCCAAACAATACCAGTTCCTCTGAGTCTTGGAGTACCATCAGTCTTACTAATTTCAAGGTAATCTGTAAGACCGCCCATTTTAATCTTATTAGCATCAGTGGCGTTAATTTTTCTTTTCTTTAAATCATGGTCTAATTGTAATGGCATTTTATGTCTCCCTATCTATAAGTCTATAAACTACAATGCATCTGCATTGAATTGTATTTGCTGCAGATCCTGCTGGATCTCGTGGGAACAATATTGGACCTAATGGAGTTTGAAAAGGTTGATCGACTCTAACACCACCAGGATTTAAAGAGGGTATTTTTCTGTGTTCATTCCTAGTACGTTTATCATCCTTATATATCCAAAATCTTCTAACCAATATTGGGTCTATTGTTCCAGCGTTGACTCCTTGTATTACTGATGTATATTCTCCAATTGATACGGCCCTAAGTGACTCTGTCCTGGCAATAGTTTCAGCTCTGAAAGTTATATATCTACTCCGATAACTATCAACCATTTCATTTATTTGTGTTTTAGATAGGGAGCTCTTATTTGATATTGCTTGACGAATCGTAGCATCATATTTTTTATCCCTTAACTCTCTACTTAAGATTGTACTGTCAAGTTCAGTAAGACCTTTCTCATAATTTCTAATTGCCATTTCCTGCCTTGGAGTTAAACCGACGGTATCCCTAAACACCCTGGCTGTTGATCTCGGGTTATTACCAGCTATATGATCATTCCGGATTGCATTTTTTATGGCGTCTCGGGTATTAACCGAAATTTTATGCACTAAATTAAGGTTGTAAGTTCTAATATAATCAGTAGTAACAGGATTTAAAATATTATAATAAAAAATCGTTTTATCTGTAAGACTCAATGGAGGGACAATGTGAACTGTCTGTCGTCCGCTTGAAATAATTGCCTCATTAATATCACCAATAACTTCTTTCTGAAGAATTTCCTCAATAGGCATTTCATCAATCATTATTAAGACAGCCCCAATTCCTCTTGAAGTCAGTGCTGTTTCAATCTCTGCAATTGTATAATGAGATTTCATTGAAGCAAATGCACGCAGTAAGGAATCCCTTATTTTAGGTTCAAATCTTGCTGCTATATTTTCAAGAGACTTAATCATTCTTCGACATCTCCAGTACCCATACCTGAAAGGTCTCCATCATCTGCTGCAGCTGTTGCATCCGGTCCTTTTTCAGGAAGTCCCCCGGATGTTCTTAAATGAGCTTCAAGATCATCGTCAGGAAACAATGGAGCACCCGCACGGGAGAGATCCGAAATATATTTACCAAGTTCATCTAAATCAACTGGAGCAATACTGCCAGGGTTTATTCTAGGTTTAACGTCAGGGTCAAAGTTATTTAATTTCCACAACTTTGTAATGAGTTTAGTATTGATTATATCAGCAATTGTACTTAACCAACCCTCTGTTGATTTGATAAATAGACTGGACTTATCTTTAGACATTGCAAAGGATCCTCGATCATTTGAACCGAGCATAAGAAAGTCAGCCATAACTGTTCTAGCGATCTCTCTTTGATATCTTAAAACAACTTCGCTAGTATTAATTGATCTTGTTCCTTTGGAAGCTAATAGTTCTAACTGCACCTGTTTAACTCCAGTAGGTTTACCATCTGCGTCCCAATATGTATCGGATGGGAGTACAACACCCCCCTGATCATTAAATTTAATATCTCTTACTAATTGAACATATGCTGCCTTAGCAGCTTTGGCCTCAGTAGTTGTTCCATTTAAAATGTTGTTTGGGATACTAACAACAGGCAAACCATTTAATTCCCGTTCAATAGCTATGGACTCAACTTCCTGTATGTTCTTCAAGAAATACCATGAACGATAGGCACCGCGTAAGACGGAGCGACCTTCAGGAGATCCCTTCTGTGGAGAAGAGATAAAATGCAACGCTTTTTCGATCGGTATGAAGCGTGTCGCTCCGCCCAGCGGGGGCCGCTGATACATACCTGAAACATAACCTTCCTCATCAATTTCCCAACGTTCTAAAGTCTCTTGAGCACGGTTGCCGAGCTTTCGGAGGCCAATTGTTCCATCGTTAAATAGAGATCGGTGCCTGGGATCGGGATGGTCAGACCCTTTCCGGACTTTATACACAATTTCAGTATATTCCCAGCCGTAAACTAACATAGATAAAACTTCTGCTATAAAATCGTCCCATGAATGAGACATGTCTTCAAATAGTACACCCTTAAGCCATTCAGCTGCTTCTTCGGAAGCTGGCGTCCCCTTGGTATTTTTATTCTCCTCTACGCGCCATATGACGCCCCTTAAGATCATGTCAATGGCAAAAAGCATGGCGGAACACGTGGCGTCGTTGTCCCTCATTTCACGATAGGTCTTTCTTCCACGTTCTAACAGGAGTTGCTGAAGAAACTCATCCATAATATATCCATGAGATTCTTTGACACCAGCTACACCAATTTCACCCGAAATTGAAGCTGGTCCTGTAAATTTTCTTACTACTTTTTTTATTGACTTAAACATTTAGGCTGCTCTCTTTTCTTTTGATCCGTCAGGACCTCCAGTAACAATATGTTCACTGGGATCGAATGTAGTAACTTCCCAGGTCGCCATAACTCCTGCATCAAATAAGTTTGGAGATTTCGTTCCATCGGGTTTTTTGTTAATAATGATCTTACCAGAAGGATCTTTCTTATAAGTCGGTTGACTAAGTTCATTCTCAAAAGCAACCCTTTTTGGTAGATCGGACGGAATTGAAATCAAATAAGCAGGATCATATTTAGCACCTTGTGTAATAGCTTTATAAGTACGTTCGAACCTTCTTCGAAGATTCCATGAACCATGAGCTTTTATATTTTTGAAAAAGTCTCTGTTTTTTGGACTCTGGATGTCTTCTTCTTCATCAGTATGTTTTTCAAGCATTAAAGCAGCGTCTTCCATTTCAGCAATTCTCTCAGAAGGGTTCAAGACTTTTCGCAAGTCCTTGATGCGCAATAGATTGGTGCAAGTCGAGTAAAAAATCGCTCAATTTAGGTGAAAGTAAAAAGGAAGAAATTATGAATTTCAGGTTGAGCAGA